GATCTCAGTTGTAGTAGCGTATTTGTCGAAGTCCTTACGTCCTAATAGATGATAGGTGTTGGACTTGGAAGACTTGTATGCGATAGAGGTAATCTCTTTGTCTGCAGTCTCAATGTTAGCGTAACCATCAGAGATGTCAACCTCAATATCAAACGAACAGATGTTGATCTGATCCATGTCATACTTGATGTCGTTGGGGTAATTCTCTTGGATAAACTGTGCAACGTAACTCTGAGTACCACAGATACCAAAGTTAGAAACGTCCCTGTAGTCTTCGATGAATTGTTTTGCCTCTGACATAGAGTCAAACTGTTTACGATGAAGTGGGTTGTTACCATGCAGAGAACGGAACTCTCCACCAGACTTCTGAGTCTGTAAGAATAGAGAGGGTTTGAAGTCAACTTTACGAGAGAACCGTTTACCGTTCTTGTAGCCTCGGTGAAGGATCTTGTTACCGTATCGTTCAACCGATGTGTAGAACTCTGCCACTATACTTGTTCTCCCATGTTCTGTGTAATTTCTGTCATCTTAAGAAGTATATCAGAAACTTCGTTCTCTGTCAAGAACCCTTTTACACTATCATAATCTTCAGTCACCCCATCCAATGGGGTCTGTTCGCCGTGTTTAAACACTGCAATCTCATAGAGTCCACTCGCTGTGCCATAGGAAACAGAGTTGCGAACAATGGAAAGTTCGTACTCACCGAAGTTTACTACTGACTGAATGCCTTTTGGAATGTTTGTGTTTTGAAATTCTAGATCACTGAATTGCATAGTATAGTCCTATAATTTTTCACTTAGGATACATTATACAACTTTTATGGTTGGTTGTCAACCTCTTTCTTCAGTTTATTTTCCCACGCTTCTTCGAAACCATCTAGGTGATAAACTGTTTCGTGGTTACCCCACATTCTTCTGAAGTAACCATCATAACAATCGAACACCGTTTTTTCGTCAGCACCTAAATGGCCCTTGACTATCCAAAACATCCGATAGGCTTCTTTTCGTGTCATGCAATCTCACTGAAGTTCTTTACCTTGTCAAATTTGATGTGTGATGTGAACTTCTCTGCAAACTGATCACCACGGTGTGAGATCACAAAGATGTTGTCGTCTGTGTTTAGATTATGTAATGTTTCGATTAAGTTCTCAATACCCGAACCATCCAACGCACCGTCAAGTGTTTCATCTAACAACAATAAGTTGGTACTGACACTGTTACGCAGTTTTGCAACAGAACGCCATGCCAACATGATAGACAATGTGATGCGGAGTTTCTCACCCTCAGAGAATGAGGCGTAAGAGAATGTATCACGAAACCTTGATTTGATAACTTCATTAAAGTTTTCGTCGAGTTGGAAGTCCACGAATAGATCAAACGCTCCAAGGTATTTATTGATTAGTTTGTTCATTACAGGGATGTATTGAGAAATAATTCTCGCTTTAATACCACCGTCCTTTAATATAGTCGAAAGGACACCTAGAACAGACTGATGATCAAGTAACTCTTTGCGTTCTTCTGTGTAGACAGATAATTCGTTTTGAAAAGATTCTAACTTAGAAGTGTCAACTTCTTCGACAAGTTGTTCTGCAGCATCCAGTTCATTCTTGTATGACAACAACGCATTCTTTGCAATCTTGATTTCACCACGAAGTTCTGAGATACCCAAAGTCTGGTTCTGGATGTCTTCTTCTACTTCGCTGATTTCTGCAATTCTGGTTTCGTATCCTGAGATCTTTCCATCGATTTCAACCATACCCGCTTCAATTTGGATTTTCTTGTCTTCTTTTTCTTTGATAACTGAGTCTTTAAAGTCATGTTCAATTCCCTGTTTGCATGTAGGACAACTATCATTGTCATGATAAAATTTTAGATCTTTCAAGAAGTTGCGCAAGTTTGTATTCATATCCTTACGAATATCAGATGCAGTAGCATACTTGTTTGTAACATTCTTCTTGTCAGAGATGGTTGTGTAGAGATTTTCGATGGACTCTTGAATGCCATCAATCTCTGTTTTGCAACCTTCTATCTTGTCGAGATGAACCTGCATACGTTCACGGATCTTCTCTACCTCAGTCTCACGTATTTTGCGAATACTGTCGTTGTGTTCCTGTGCACTCTCAATACGTTGTTTGACCATTTCTGTATTATAGTCATTGTCTGTAAGAGATTGACGATTGTCAGAAATACGATCCTTCGCAAGAAGATTCATAGTACTGAACACTTGAATATCAAGTAGATCTTCAATGATGTCACGTCTTGTGCTTGCAGGGAGTTCCATAAAAGGAACATAGGTTGCACTACCAAGGACTACGATCTGATTGAAAGACTTGTAGTTAATACCCAGAATAAATTCTTCTAGATATGACTGATAGTCTTTTACAGCCGCAGATTGATCAACGAGTTGACCATCCTTGATTATTTCAAATAGGTTTGGTTTGATTCCACGACGAATGGTATATGAACTACCGCCCACACTGAAATCAATTTCTACCAACAAATCTTTTTTGTTGATACTGTTAAGCAACTGTCCTTTATTGATCTTACGAAAAGGTTTACCATATAACCCAAATGTCAGTGCGTCCAGTAAGGTAGATTTACCACTACCGTTCGAACCACTGATTAGAGTTGTAGGTTTTCTATCTAGATCAATTTTTGTGAATAGGTTGCCAGTTGAAAGTATGTTCTTATAGCGAACTTGCTTAAACTGTATTCTCATCCAAGATTCATAGCCTCAATATATAATTCATTCACCAACGTCTTCACCTTTTGTTTGTCGACTTTCGTATCCAGTCCATCGATATACTGATGCAAGATTTCTTTGGTATCTTTGGTCTCATCCATAATTTCATCTGCGCCGACACTTTCTAAGTTCATTGCATCGTCAATTGACTTGATGTCAACTGCGCCACTCTCTGACAACTTGTTCATGAACAGATCGTACAGATAGTGGTTAGTCCGATTTTTCACAATGACTTTGACATATGCATTTTCCAAAGCACTAGTATCAAGGTCTTGAATCTGATCGACAGTCAAGTCTTCGTCATCGTAATCAATCTTATGGAACATTCTATACGGATTTGCCACCTTTGTCAAGTCTTTTGTTTCGGTGTCAAAAATATGGAATCCACGGTCACCATTATGATCAGACCATGTCATCTCATAAGGCGCACCAAGATACTTGATATTTGAATGTTGTGAGGGGTGGTGGAAATGTCCAGACCAGACATGTTCAAAGTTAGAGAATCGTTTCATCTCTAAACCATGTGTACATACGTGTCCACGCATCATCTCGAAACCTTTGACTTCAAGGTGACCACATAGAACATCTGCATCTGACATATCAATAGACGCCATAACTGAGTCGTAGTTCGACTTGGTAATCCAAGGAACCATAAGGAACTTCGTGGAACCTTTGGTCAACTCAACAGCATCATGTTGGTACAGAGTAAAGTTACTATACTCTTGCAACAACAGGTTCATACTGTTTACGTCATTTGTATTTGTGTAGTACGTTGTGTGGTTACCCACCAAAGCATGATATTCGATATTTCGTTTTGCAAGTTCATCGAAAAAGAACTCCTTACCTCTCTTGAGGCTTTGATAATTGATGTACTTCCGTCTATCAAATGTATCTCCTAGATCAAATACGGTTTTGATATCGTTATTGTCTAGGTAGGGGAAGAAAACGTTTTTAAAAAATGTTTCCTGATGATCAAGAAATACTTGACTATCCCCTCGCACACCAATGTGCATATCTGTAATTATTGCTATCTTCATTCAAGTTGCCCTGTTTCTCTCATGGACTTTCGTATCTTAGTTGCGCTGATCTCATGAATCTCTTTACCAAGATCATGTTCAGTAAAAGTATACCCCACACCACGTCCATAACTGATGTCTACGATGTTTGGAACTTTCATTATAACATACTCTCTACCATATGTAAAGCCCTCTTGCATAAGAGACATTTCTATTTCGTCGTGGACTTTGTTGAAATCAAATGGATTGTCATCTTGAGTTGCAGTACGTCCAGCGCCTACATCCTCACCAACGATACCACCCACATCACGAATCATGATAACTACTTGACCTTCAAACGCAAGTGCACGTTTAAATAATTCTTGATGTCCTTTGTGCCAAGGTTGCCACCTGCCTAACATCTGTACAGTTGGTTTGTTCCAATCGAAACCGATACTCATTACTACTCCTTATCGACAATAATCTAAGTCGAGATATTTTTCTAAAACTTCAGCTAATTGTTGATGAGTATCATTGAACCACTTACACACGTGATAATCATACTCATCGATATGAGGTTGTTCAAATATTTTATTTGTATCCTCAAACCTTCCCTCTTGAATTGTATCCATCCATACTGCAAAATCTGCATTGAAGAATATACGGGCTTCAGCGGTAGGACAGATGAAGTCTGCAACTGCAACCTTACCTGACTTCACTACACCATCTGCTAAGAACTTCATACGCATCGCTTGACGCATACGTCCCTCTGGTGTGAAGTCCCAGTCATTGTACTCTTCACGTACCCTGTCTGCGTTTAAATGAACACCGTTGACGAGTTTCGCCAACGGTTCTGCAAGAGTTGATTTGCCAGATCCTGGCAAACCATATACTAGAATTTTCATTTAAGTCTCCTCGTCAAAAACCTTTCCGTTTTCATCGCAAGGTTTTAATGTTATTGGACAATTGATATAGAATTCACAACCGACATCCAAGAAGTCCAAGTTTTCGACTGATTCGTAACCGTCTTCATCCCAACCTTCTTGTACATTTTCTAAGTATGCATTTATTTCATCTTCATCAAGATATCCATCGGCCTCTTCTACCGCAGATTGACGGATTGACCAGTCTTCCCAACACCCATCAAATGTTTCGATCATCTCCGCATTATAATCACTAACCTCATGGAAGGTACAAGCTTCAGAAGTATCTGGCGTGAACACGTCGATGAGTTCGATTATCTGTTCATCTGATTCTTCACAGTCTCCAGCACAATAATCGTCATACACATCTTGAATGTTTTTATAATATGGATCTTCCTGTGCATCGCCGCCAAATCTTTCATTAGCAAATGACAAGATTTCTTCTTCTGTCTCTGGAATAGTGACTAACCAAGATCCCCATCTCCAACCAACTTCAAGGGTTGCCCATAGAGAGTTTTTATATTGAGAGTCACCACTTTGCCATCCACCATCAATATCTTTTTTAAATACTGTCTCTTCCGCAATCGACTTTTTATAAGTCGGTTCCATAACAAAATACTTCATTTACGATTGTTCCTTCTTCGCTTTGAGTTTACCTTCAAACTCTTCTATAAAATCATTGATATATTCTGGGGGTTCGGACATTTGAATTCCGTTACCCATTCCATCCATTGCACCCATACTTGTCATTGCTTTCTGAGATGACTTGAATCGGATGTAAAGTTGTTTCTTTTCTTTCTGGATCCTTCTTAGAAATGCATACCATATAATCTGTGTGAAATATGCAAAAGGGTTCTTTGATTTTTCTGGATCAAAATTGTGAATGTATTGTAAACAGTTCTCAATCCCATCTGAAATCATATCATCTTTATAGGAATATCCAGAGAAGTTTGGTTTCGTCGCAAGACGATTCGCAATCTTGAAGATGCACTCTCCCACATAATTTGGTACTCGTGGAATCTCTTCCCCTGCATCTTCCGCTTCCTTGCACTCTTCCTTATATTGAATAAGTGCCTCCAGAAGGTCTTTGTTGTTTACGTAGTTTCTTTTCTTAGCCACATGTAGGTTCCCTCTGTTGTGTTGAAATTAGGTCTATTGTACACTATGTTGATAGGGTTGTCAAGCAGATAATTTTTTTCATCTTTTTTGAAAATAGTTCTTGCCTTTCCTGATAAACGTTGTTATAATCGATTTATCGCTTTAAAAGATACCTTTATGGCTGCTTTAGATGTCAACCGTGTACACCTTAAATGGGAACTCTTGCGCCCCATAGATCTCAATTCTCTTTCTAAAATGTTTTAATGTATAATTCTGGAACGATCCTGTAGAGAGATCGTCAGCGATATCATACAGCGTAGCGTGATCGGCATCGTTTCCTTTTCTTAGGGTTCTTCCGATTGACTGGAGAACCTTGATCTCAGACTTTGAACCAGAGGCGAAAATCACATTGTCCAACTTCTGTAGGTTCACCCCTGTCGAAAAGACTCCATAGGATGCAAGGATATCATGTCTCTTTTCTTTGTCTTCTTCCACCATGTGCCGAATCGTTTCACGTTCATCCCCTTTCGTTCCACCATAAATGAAATGCAAGACTCTGTCTTCCTTGCGAAGCAAGGGTTCTAGGATCTTTCCGTGTTTCTCAACCAGATCAAAGAGGATCAGATTGTTCTGACCTTCCAGTGACCAGACGAGATTACGGATGAACATATTTCTCTTCTCGTGGTTCGTCAAGAACTCACGTTCTGCAGGATACTTTTTCTGAGGCGCATCAATCTTCTTGAATGCATCCTTGAAAGATTTCTTTGTCTCTTTATTATAGTTGAGTACAATTGCTTTGACGTTGAAGTCTGCAACTGTCCCTGCGTCAATAAGGTTCTTAGTTGTGACTGCACGTTTGACAGATCCGAAACAACCTTCCAAAACCATACGGTGTGTCTTCGACTCCGAAGACTTTAGGGTTCCAGTGAATCCATGTCTATACTTACAGTCAGATAATTTTTCTAGGATGGTAGTAAGTGACTTCGCAGCGAACAGGTGCGCCTCGTCTCCAAGTACAACATCAAACTGATCGAACCATGCTTTGGGTTGTTTGATGAGTGACTGCCATGTCGATATTACAACAGGCGCCTTGGTGTGTTTGTCAACACCACCTTGAATTTTGTAGATCTCTTCCTTACACCCATAGTCAACAAAGTCACCTGCCATCTGATGGACAAGACCAATCGTCGGAACAATAATCAATGTCCTGTGATCGAACGTGTGCCAATAGTGTTGTTGAAGTAGGTAGATGATAAGAGACTTACCTGACGAAGTAGGAGATACACTGAGTGTTCTGTTATTCGCAATCGCATTACAGATATATTCTGACTGATAATCACGTGGTGTGTATTTACAGTTAATATGTTCTGCAAGCGCAGTTGGATAATCATCCACACATACATCCGAATCATATTCTTTTGTTTCTATATTAAGTTCGTATTCTCTAACGTCACAAAATTCTTTTAACTTGCCTAATAACCCAACATAGAGTTTAGGTCTCATAGGTTGATAAAGTCTAATGACCCCATCCCACATACGAGTTTTTACCTTTGGGTGATATTGCCACCCTTCTGGTTTAAAAGAAAAGAAATCTGAGATCTCTTGTCGTGTCGATGGTTCTGCAAGAACTTTCATATGAACATGATCAAGAAATTCAACTGTTACAGTATCTGTCATGTTTGAATATCCACATTAGACCCGACAGGTTTTGGAGAGTCTACTAATTCACCGTTTCTATTGTATAGAGTATATCCCAATTCAGAAACACGTATTGCGCCGTTCACCATTTGGTGTTCGACGTGAGTTGTAACCAAGTCCTCGCCCACGTAAGCGGTGCGAGTGTAGTTACTTACAATTTGTGTTGGAATGATGGGTGGGATAGACTCTACCATAATTAATAATCACCTGCTTGGAACTTCATAACATCGATCATTGATTTGATTACGAAGTTACGAGAGTGTATTGTTTTGATAATATCCTCAAGATAACCCGCACGTTCTTTGTGATAATCTATCTTGAGAGACAACCTGATAATATCTTTATCGCTCTGTATGTATTTATCTACATCGTTGCGAAGAACTTTTAACTGGAATGGTTTCCATCCCTTTTCTTTCATTGTCTGTTCGTCTAAGTGACCAGTATAGTATTCCAGTTTATCTCTTTTTAATTCTGCGAGTACTGCGAGGTTTTTCTTCACAGTCAATGCTTCTTTATAGTACATACCATAATATTTACTATGCAATTGTGGTATGCGTTTACTTTCATTTACCAAATTGGTTTCATCGATGGGAGCGTCTTTCGCCCACATCTCATTAATATCATCATTCATTTTATAGTTACCTTATTGGTATAATGTCACAGTTAAAGGAAAAGATTGTCCTTGGTACTTTTGTTTTGTTAGGCATAGAGTAATGCATTAGAAGACTAGGAAAGAATATAATCTCACCTTCTTTCATATCTGGTGTATGTCTGTAGTCCATCCTATCTAACATATTTTTAAATGGAGCGAAGAACTCAGTTGGGGTATGGTGGTTTGTAAACTCTGCATATAGAACTGCAGAATACCCAGTCGATTCGTGTGTATGTGGTTCCATAGACATGTCTTTCCAATACTTTTGTGCCCAGAGTGTTTGGATCCTCATAGTACATTCTTTTTGAATTCTATTGAGAGGTGATTTCTCCATCTTACTGACAAACGCATTTAATTCTGGTTTCAACAACTGTTTAAAATCTTCGATGTATTTTGGTCTATTATCTTCGTTTTTGAATTGCAAATAATAGTCAGTAAAATATTCATTGAACATACAATCTTTATTTTTCCAATCAACCATTCCCAATAGTTTTGGTTTTTTCTCTTCC